AATAACAGTAAATGGACTGACACCTTTCTTATTAAAGTCATGTAAACGACCCCAAGAAAACTTACCAAAGAATCCACCACTTCCAATACCGATACCTTCAGTTGAACTTACACTTACCGTGACTCTCACAAGAGATGTCATTCCAACTCCAGATAAAACTGAAGGATTGGATGATTTTCCAATAATAGCAAGACCTGATATGTTTTCAACATTATGTACTTTGTATATATTATCTAGGAAGGAAGTTCCAATACCAACTGGGGAGGTTCCAGCTGCATCCTCGTAAGAAGTTAAACCATTACCAACATTTGTATCAAATGCCGTAAAGTAATATCCTGATTGAATGCCACTTCTTACTGGAAGTGGAGTTGGCATAACTGATGAATCACGAAGAATGGAATCTGGTGGAATAAAGAAATCAAATTGCAATGCGGTTCCAATTCCAGCAATAGTTGCTGGGCTGACTCCAGCAATATGACCGAAATCACCCTCATATTTAACGTTTGTTAAAGTATCTTGAATCATAGATTCTGGTTCAATCGAAACTATTGGTGGATTTGTATTAGTATATCCAGAACCAGCGTTCGTAATACTGATTGCAGATATAGTTCCAAGACCAGATACGGTTGCATCTGCTGTTGCGTTTGCAGATGTTGTTCCGATACCAGCATGAATTGTTCCAATACCAGCAGTGACACCAATTGAAACATGTGGCGCAACAGTAAATCCTGATCCTCCATCTGATATAACAATACTTGATATGGTTCCAGCAGCAGATACAACCGCTGTTGCAGCCACACCTGTTTTAGTTGTACGATCAAGAATTAATACACTTTGTTTAACTTCAACAAGATCATCAACTTCATTGAACAACGGAACTGCTGTATCAGTGAACACCTCTGTAGAACCAGCAGATACACTTTTAATAATATATGCTGTTGGTCGAATGTTAGGTTCTAATTCAACTCTATCTTTACCAATTCCTATATTATTGACAAATACATCTTGTGTTTGTTTTTTCCAAGTCACTGGTCTTTCTAATGATTTAATTGTTGTGATACCAGAATTAATATAAGTGCTAGTTTTTACAGAGTCTGTTGTGTTAATACCTGTAACTGTTCTTGGTTCTTGTTGGAATACATCAGATAAACCAACATCAGGATATTGATTGATTGTAAGACTGTCGCCAACTTTAACCGTTTCTAAAATATCAACCTCAACCACATCATGATCAGATCCACGATAATAATAAATTCTTAATTTATCATCAGATGATGGAGCTTCAGCAAATGTAATTTGAGATCCGCCAGTGAATGTGTAACTTTCAAAAGGAATTTGAAGAATATCATTTAAAAATATCAAACAATTATCTTCAACACGAATTGGAGATCCTTTTCCAGATCTTAAAGTAATTGGAGTTTCAACTGCACCAATTGTTTTTGTGAGTGGAAATGTTTTTCTACTACCATCAAATAAATTTTCAAATGTATTTAATTTTTCTAACTCACCAAAAGTAAATCCAGCAAAACTATCATTGAAAACGTCAAGAACGGTTAGAGAGAAAGTTTTAAATGCGCTACCAGCAGATGCATCAGTTAAAATACCAGATTGTCCACCCTCTTCAATTGAAAGAACATCATTAATTTTATAATTATATCCAAAGTTTGTAATATCGAAACTAATAACACTTGACGCTGTGCCGACACGAACTGATACAGATGCACCAATACCTGTAGAACTACCAACCAATCTCATATTTTCATAATTAAGTGGTTTATCAAATTCAAGATTTGGTGGTGAGGACTGACTAAATCCTGATCCACCGTTTGTAATTGTCACAGAGGTTACTAAACCAGCAGTAACATTAGCTGCACCTATCGTTGTAACACCAGAACTTGTAATGGCTTTAACAAGTATGTTAGTTTGTAATCCAACACGATATCCAGATCCACTATTACCAATTGAAACAGAAGATATTGTTCCAGCAGAGGACACGATTGCAGTTCCACCAGCTGCAACTAATGGTTGATAACCAAACGACGCACTTTCCCCAACAGAAACAATAACACCACCTCTAGGCACTGATGATACGTTTACATCATAACTATTTGTTACACCCACACCTGTGAAACTTACAGAGGTAATACCAGCAGTTTCAGAAATAATATAATCATCATTTGGATTTTGGAAGATTTCATTTAAAAGTAAAACACCTGTATTAGTTGCAAATCCAGTTACATCTGAACCACCAGATTTCAAAATAAAGTTTGTAGCGATTCCTGTAAATTGTTCCTGAACAGTGTCAAATACAAAATTATTTGTGTATGTTTCTTGAGTTCCATCAGGAACACCTGTATGAGTAAAGACTCTACCTACAAATGTGGATGTAGTTGTTAAACCAGTTGGGCCCTTTGAACCTTTAGGTGCATCCGTAAAGTTAATAGTATCTTTAACAATTTGATAATTACCTAAGAATTTGGTTACAGTATCACCAGCACTATGATCTGCAAGAACAGAATTAAGTTGACCTTTTCTTACAAGAAGTATATTTGTTGCTCCAATACCAACAGTATCAATCTTCATAAATTCATCATTAATTTTAATAATATCTCCAGAGAAGAAGGAAGATATGCCCGTCAAAGTTATGAAGTTAGATGTTCTTAATGAATCAGCTGCTAATGTCGTATTAACAGGTGATTGAATTGCTGGACTTTGAATGTTATTATCAAGAGTAATTAACGCTTTAGAGTTAAGATTTTTAGATGTAAATGCATGAGTTGTTCCAACACCAACAGCCGATACATCAATAACTTTAGGAATAGCTTGAAGTGCCTCAGCAGCAGTTCTAGCGAGTTTGAATTTATTTTCTGCAAGTTTAACTGCGAATACCGTTGATGGTAATTTAGTTGTAACACCAATTCCACTAATCGATGTTGCTGCAATTCCGATACTCATTGTTGTACCAGCACCAGTTGGTGTGTATATTAATTCCTCACCAGTTTGGAAGAAGTGATTATTAACAATAAATGTATCGTTTGTAATATCGACAACAGCTTCATCAGATGAATCAAATACTTTATGGAAAATTGAATCTCCATTATGTTCTAAATTAAATGAGAACTTAACATCGTTTTCAGTTCCAGTATATGATCCGTCGATTGTTTTGTATCTTGAATTTGTAAAGGTAACTAAACCAACACCACTCGATCCAGTTTCACTAAAGTTGTATTGGAAGACTTTAGTTGTTATTGCTTTATTTGCTGGAGGAGTTAGTCGAAGTTCAATATCACCACCAGTTGCAGATGAATAACCAACACCAACAGTTCCGATGCCAGATCCATTAAAGTTATCAATATAACCAAATTCTGTAAAGTATGGAGTGGTTTGATCATGAATGGCAGTAACTTGAGTAACTGCGTATTGATCATCTGTTGTGTTATGGATTTCAATTAAAGCATCAAATGCTGCATATGTGACAGAATTAATTCCACTAATTCGAGTTGGTTGAGGAGTTCCTGTTGCTGGAATATCTGTTGTTGTAGTTAAAATTTCAGTGCTTAATATTGATGTGCTTCCAATTCCAGTCGCAGTGCCACCAATAGCAACTTGATGAATCCTCATCGTAACACCAATTCCAGTATGAGGTGTAAAGTAAACACTTGTAATTCCAGATCTTACGTCTGCACCGAATGTTCCAAGCCCAACATTTGGTGAGTTACTTCCAGATATGTTTTCATTTATCATCTGTGCATAATCTAAAAGATATACTTCCTCACTGTCATTTAAAACAATCAACTCATTTAATTGAGTTCTCTCTGAGCCACCTAATTCTTGAGTTTGTATGAATAATTTGCTGGTTGTAATTGCAGTTGATCCAAATCCTACAACCTGAACTGGAGAAGGATCTGTAGAACCAATACCAGATTTATTAGAGATGACATCATATCCTGTTCCAAGTGATAATGAGCTGATGCCAGTTTGTGTATCTTTAAATGTTTCAATTGCAAATAATCTCAATGCGTAATTATTAAACTTAAATTTAGCTGGAGCAAATCTTAAATTACCAATCACTCCAGAAACATTGAAATCAAATTCTCCAAGGTCAATTGCAGTTTCAACACGACCAAAAGGCAGTATGTATCCAGAAGATCCATCATGAAGTAAATTAATTTGAATTAGTTCCTTTTCTCCAGAGAATCTAGTATCAAATATCAATGCATAAAACTTAACACCATCAACTTCATCAAGAGTAAAACCAAATACATCCGAAAATGCAGTCGCACGAGGTTCGTCATTAAACTCAGAACTTACACTATCAATTGTTATGACTCTATTGGTTCTTGACTCAATATAATCAGTTAAAATACGATTAGAAAAATTAATCTCATCAGAAGCAAGTGAATTATTAACGATTTTAGAATTTTCAGTAACAAGATCAAAATCATAACTCATATGCATTGATTCTTTTTCACTTACCAAATCAGCAACAACCACAACAGGAGATGATGACACACCAACAGATGCATTACTTCGATTCTTATCATCGGTAGATGCAGTTGATACGATACTCATATCTGCAAAGTTTTTAAATCCAACAACGTGTCCGAGACTGTTTACTGGATCTCTCCATTTTTCATATGAAATTGGACTTCCTAAAGAGTATGAGAATGTTTGATAATAATCATTATCAGCTAATTTTTGTAGTTCTGTATTTAACTTACCAGTTTCTTTACGGAAACCAGATCTAAATTGAGAATCAGAATCAATTTTAAATACGGAGTTAAATTTATTTGCTTTTTCAATTATTGCGATTGACTTGGATGACAATCCATTTATTGACTCTCCAACGTTAAAAGTATCATTTGATAAAACTTTAAGAAACTTATTATTTTCATTCCATGAGACAACTGTTCCTACTTTATCACCTGTGCTTACTGTTTCTCCTACACTAAATTGATTTGGTTCAACAGTAATATTAAATTGAGCAAGATTTTCAAATGGTATTGCCTGTCCAGATGATAAAGATTCACTAAATGTGCCTGGGCTTGTGACTGAAGAGTCTAAATTATATGATACGGTTGCATTTCCTCCGCCAGGATTTGTATTTACACCAGTAATTATAAATGGATCATAATTATAATCAGTTGAGTTATATCCACTTCCTGTTGATCCAATACCTATATTTTCAACAAATAATTTATCTCCCAGTGTAAACGGATAAGTTGTAGAATCAAAAGATCCCTCCAGAGTTAAAGTTACTAAGTTAACACCACTTGTAAATGATAAATCTTTAACTTTAACTCCATTATTATTATTTGTAGGAACAATTTTTGGATCTGTTCCAGATAAAGAGTTTGTGTTAGTTAAAAGTCTAACTTCGGATACAGATGTTCCTTGAACATCTACTTCTGTTACAACCTCATTTTTAACAAATTTAGTAACACGATCAATGATAACAATTTTAGGTGGTTGAGTATAATTTTTACCACCAGAACTAATTCCAATGCTTGATATTTTTGATAAACGATCTAATCTTAAAATTTGTGGTAATTGGACAGATGGTGCTATTGTTTTATCTGATGAATAATCAAATCCAATATTTTTTATTTGATATTTTTTTAGTTGACCAATATCAGAACTATTTAATTTAACTATACCACCAACTCCAAGTGTAGATCCAATCGAAGTAACAACAGGAACGTTTAAATAATTTTTTCCTTTTGATATAATTTTAATGTGATCAATTGCACCAATAGCTGATAGAGATGTTGTTGAATAAGATAATTCAGTAGCTTCTTCCTTGGTATATTCATCTTTTTCTGGCACTTCAGCTAGTCTAAACTCAAAGGTGGTGCTTCCAATTCCAGTGACTGAATGTAAACCATTATATCCACTGTTTTTTATTTTTAAACTTGAATGATTGATAACATCAGTATCAACAATTGTATTTCTCTTGAGTGGAGCGTTAATATTTAAATTAGTTGGAGTTAACTTGTAATATAGATTGTCTGGAGTACTTTGTGTCACAGAAAGATCAACTCTTGAAGTTGTGGTAACACCAACTGTCCCTACACCTACAACTTGGAAACCACTATCTGTTTTATTGTTAAAGTATGGATTAGTAAAACTAGAATCTTTGAAGAAATTAAAATCAAATACTTGTGTCCTTTTTCCAGATACAACTTGAGTTAAAGATGAATCTGAAACCGCAAATCCAACTTTATAACCACGAGTAAGTGATATAGATGGGTTAATAGCGGCAATAGTATGATCAGATCCAGTAGATGTAAAAGAAATACAATTTGGTATTAATTTTCTAGATTTAAAGTTGGTTTCAGATAATTTAATTGTATCTTTATCAATTCTGACTATGAAATATGTAAAATTATTAATTAATGGATTTGCTGGACTAGAAGATTTGTAAAGTATTTTATCTCCTGTTTCATATCCATGATTGGGAATTGTAATTTGATCTTTGATTATATCAACAGATGAACTATCAAAATTGTTTGGATTTATAATTGTTCTACGAGTTGCATCATCATATTGAACTTGAATGGAAGTTGTAATACCTGGCGTTACAGATAATAAAACTAAATCATCAAACTGCAACTTATGAGGCTCTTTAGTAACAACTGTTCCAACTATTTTTTCAGCAAAACCAGTAATTTCTGTTTTTTGTGGTGTGAGACTATGAATGACGCCAGTTCCATAATCTTTAAAGAATAGTTGATATGCAGTGGATCCAATACCAGTAATAGATCCTGTTGAACCAATTGCAACTCTATTTGTTGATAGTCCAAGTAAATTAGTGCCATTATTGATTGCAAATACTGGTGAATTATTTGTTAATCTAAATGTTTGACCTATGCCATTTGATACTTCTAAAGTCGTTCCAGTATCACTTGAATATAATAATTCATCACCTGTTTTAAAATTATGATTTTGTAAAAATATATTTTGAGTAGGAATAAATCTTTCTGTTGATCCACCACCTACAACTCTGAATGAATATCTAATTGTTGAACCAATACCAACACCAGATGATTCTCCTAAAGCAACACTCTCAATCGGATTAAAATATTTGGGAGTATTAATATTTGTTTTTATATCGGTGTTGATACCAAGGTTAAATGAAATTGTTCTATTTAAATTTGTTACTACAGAAGCATTTGAGTGAGCTGTTCCTAAAACACCATCAAATTCTCTTTTGACTCTAATTTTATTATTGACACTATCAACATTCAAGACTAATAATCTTTCTGTTGTAATACCTAAAATATCATTTGGTGTTATCAAACTTGGAGATAGATTACCAGTAACAGAGATATTTGTAACAATACCAGTAGCACCAGTTGTTCCAATACCTGTATTTAATTCTAAGAATGTTGTATTAAATCCAACTCGATGTATTCCATCTAATCTTCGGAGAGAGTCCGTAGAAAGTCCAGAAATAGTTAAAACATCACCTATATTCAAATCATGAGGTTGAGATGAAATTCCTGTTACGTTACCACTTAAATTATTATAATAAAATTTTAAATTTTCTATTTTAACAACAGTAGATGCAATTGATACAATTTCTTGACCTTTTACTCTTGATACCTGACCAGAAAAACCACTACCTCTATCTAAATTTGAAACACGAAGCGGATCTTTAACTTGATATCCAGATCCAGAATTTAATAATTCAAATCGATCAATTTTACCAGCAGATGCAAATTTAACCTCAATTTCCTGATCAACCAACTTTCGGCTATCATGTATTCCTTCATACTCAGCACCAGATCTATCGAGTTTATATGCATTTGTATTTCGTCTAAGACCTACTGAGTTTAAATTTATGTCCTGATTATTTGTTTCAATAAAGTTAAATCCATCTGGTCTCGCTGCATAACTGTCACCAATTAAATATGGGAATACTGGAGAACGGAAGTTTTTAAATGTTCCACTTGTCTCATTTTCATTTGGATTAATTGTTGCAAAATAAGCAAAAGTTCCCTTTGGATAATCTGGAGTAATGCAATATCTTCCATTATTTTCATCTAAATCAGCATTTCCAAGATACTCATAATCTTCCACAAAAAATCCAAGTGGAAAAGTTGATATTGGTGGCCCGTCCTCTCTTGTATTTTTAAGAGAGTATCCAGATCTCATGATTCTTACATTACCGCCGTCTCTACGATCATAACCATATGGGCCATAAATTGGATTACCATCATATGCCCAACCAATAATAGGAGAATGATTTAAAGATGGTTGTTCTGCGTTATTTAAAAGATTTAAATCATTTGATGCATAATCAATTGTGCCATCACTATTTTTTTGTTTAAGTATTTTTCTAAGACCTCTTGGTGCATAGAATGATGTAAATTTGATTCCCTCATCATTATCACCTCTTGATAAAAATCCATCATCATTATAAAATATATCTTCATATCTTTTAACGTTGTTAACCGACCAAGATTTAATTTTAGGTAAAAATATAGCACCTGAGCCAGGAATTATTTCTTGAACACTAACTGACGCTGTTGAATATCCGACACCACCATTATCAACCGTGATTGAATCAACTCTTCCATTACTAATTGAAGAGATAATTTTTGCACCAACACCGTCACCAAGAATTTGTAAATCAGGAGTAGAAGTATATTCCTCTCCAGATCGAGTCACAATTACTGATCGTATTTTTCCATCTGTTACAATTGCCTTATATTCCGAAGATGATCCAGAAGAAACTCGAACTTGAGGTGGAATACTAAAATTAAATGTTGTATTGTTACCATAACCATTACCAGATTTTTCTACGTTAAGTGATGTAATCGAACCCCTTACAATTGGATTAATTCTAGCGTGATAATTTTCTGGATGAGATGTATTAATTCCAATTGTTCCTTTTACATTTACAGTAATTGGAGGATAGTTGAATATATGATCTCCTGATCCGATTGATGTCAGTCCAACAAATTGTTTTGAATTATAATTTTCATTTGATAAAGTTGAACCAATGCCTGCAGCTGCAAGACGGAATTGATCGTCATTTATCTTTAAAACATAATAATCTTGGTCTGTATCTAGACCTCCAATTTTAATCTGATTATTTGAATAACGAATTATCTCACCATCAGAAAATCCATGACCTTTATATTCAATAAAATCTGAATATGTGTTAATACCACTTAAAGGAACTAATCTTCTTTTATTTTCATATCCTTCGCCAGGATTTTCAATTACAACTTGACCTAATACAAGTTTTTTATTTAAACTTTGAAATCTTTGTGATCCATCAGCAAAACCAGTTAAATTTATAAGGTTTGATTTAGTTAATGCATCATTTTTGTTATTTGCAAGTTTAATCGTCGTGCTATTAACTTTAGAAACAAAATATATTGACTCATCAACTAATCTGTGATCTGGATTTAATTGTATTGCAGTTGTTGTGATTCCAGCACTTGCAATACCAATTGCACCAGTGTTAAAGGTTTTATAAATTACAGCTTCTCCATCACGAAACTTATGAAAAGTTCCAAAACCTATTGTATCCTCTGCAATATCAATTGCGTCACTCGTGGATGATGCATCAAAATCAATGAAATGATCAACCTGTTTTAATCTTGCTTTTGCAGTTGCACCCTGACCATTACCACCACTAATTTCAATAACTGGTTGATCAACATAATCAAATCCAGAGTCTAAAATATCAATTCTCTCAAATTGACCTTTGACATTAGCTGTCGCACTAACACCAATACCAGTTAAACTTTCGATAGACACTGTTGGTGGTGTGATAACATCATATTGTGATCCACCTTCCAACACATCTATTGATTCAACACCACCAAAAAAGATAACATCACCAGACTTATAGTTTGATATCTCCGTACCATTTACAAGGATGCCAGTCGTGCCTGGCGTTGTCTCACGTTGTATTCCGTCAAAGAATGGAGAAAGAGGTATTCTCTTCAATAATTTTTGATGATCGAGTTTTTTATTTACAAGATCAGGAACAGAAATTTTAAAAGTTCCACTTCCTGTTGCATCCACAAAATCTCCATTTACCAGATCAGGTAATGAGTTTGCAAGACGAATATTGTTAGAACTTACACGACTAACATAATAATTTTTACCATCAATTAATTGACCCAAAAATCCATCAATTACATTATAAGTAACAACTTCTCCTGAATAGAATCCATGATCTGCTGCACCCTCTGTTACCTGTATCAACTGTATAACGTCGCCTCCAGTGGCGCCAGTCCACGTTACAGAACGATCTGGTGCAATGATAGGTTCATTACCTAAACTTGGTATTGATGGAGATGTAATAAATGCAGAGTTAATGGTATCTTGATATACATTCTGAACATCAACAGTGTATTTTGTAATATTATCATGAAGAGAACTATTTCCTCTCTTGAGTCTTCTACGAATAAAGTTAATGTTGAATTCACTAACGTTAGGTAAATCACCAAGCACAAAAGTGGAGCCACTGATAACACTTAAAACACGACCAACTGCAATTAAATCAGATTGAGCATCTAAAACCTCAATTGTATCCTCTTCTAAAAATCCATGATCAGATTGAGTTGAAATTGTAAAACTACTACTTGACTGCCTTTGAATAGTGTTCGGAGTAAATTTTACTGCTGTGTTATAAATCCATGATCCAAAATTTGCATCTTTAGAACTTTTGTTAACTCCAAATGATCCAACTTTAACTTTATCACCTTTATTGAAGTAAAAACTTATATTAGGTATTGGAAAATCTTTTAAAACACCTGTAATTAAAACTTCAACTTTTTGATTAATATTTGCAAATGAATATCCATATGCAACATTATTATATCTTACATCATCACCAATATTTAAAACATCAACAGATTCGGGTAATCCAAGAAATTGATTTGATGTTTTACTTGTGTATGTGACAATACCAGCTACACTTGCTGTTGGTAATGATAAAGATCCACTTGTAGGAAATCCAACTGTTGTATCAACAGTTAAAACGGTTGAACCAATTGATACAGAATCGGTGATACGAGTTCTGCCTGGAACTTTAAAATCGCCATCAATTGAATCTTTTGATACTGTAATTTGGTAATAATGTTCTCCACCATATAGGAAATCTTTAACATCTGATATTGCACCTGAAGCACCTCGAATATTTTTATCATTCTCATCATTATCTTGAAAAAGTGTGCATCCTTTAAGACTTCTTGGATCACCTGTAATTGGTTTAACAACAAAATCTTGACCAAAACCATATTCTGCATCTGACGGTCTAATTAAAAATTCAGATGGCTTGATAACATTAACTTCCTCACCATATAATGCTCTGAATAAAATTTTATATGATTCCTCTGTTCCTTTTGATCGATAAAAATCTTTAACTTGACGAATAAATTTAACTTGATCTAAATCACTATCTAATTTACGATTTTCAAATCCACTTGCATAGGTTGTTTTAAGTTTATTGAAAAATTCACGAATAAAAAGATTTGATAAATTAAAAACTTTTGATCCACCTGTATGTGCAGCACCAACAGAGGTTTGAAAATTCAAAACGTCTGGTTTTGTTGGTTGTTCTAAAGCATCGACTCCACTAAATCCACGAACACAACCTGTAAATGAAGTTTCACCAATTCCAGTATATGTAATGATTTCATCATCAATTTTTAACAATCCATATTTACTAGGATAACCTTGTGTTGAATCTACAAAAATTGTAGATGAGTATGATTCAGTATTTGTTGATAATCCAGTAAATTCAGTTAACGCAGCGCCAACATATGTTTGTAGTTTAGTATATCTGTCAAGATTCTCAGCAATATTTGTTGACCCACCTTGAAATTCTTGGGAAATATAATATTGTTTCATGAAATCCACAAAAAGTGGACTTTCTGTTTGCACAAATTCAGGTAGTTGATTTTCAATTACCTGATTGATTTCGACTCTTTGTATTGATGTATCAATCATTAATATCCGCCGCCAGAGCTAGATCCACCGCCGCCACCAGATGATGAGGGTGTGCTGCTTGTGGTTGTACTTGTTGAAGTTGTGTTAGTTCCACTAGTTGTTGCTGTTCTTCTTGTGGAAGTTCCAGTTGTTGATGTTGAAAGTAAATTAGTAATAGTTGAAACTGGAGAATTTGATTTTCGAGTAAATGTTGGAGTATAGTAACTATGAATATGAGGAAATCTTGATCCAGATGTATTTTCACCTGATGAAATTAAATCTTGAACCATATTAATCGTTGTGTTCGTCATATCAAATTTGACATATAAATCTCGAAGTCCAACGACATCATTTGAGTGAGGAATTGCTTGAATTTCGATCACGTTGTTTCCAATTGATGTTGAGGTTATATTACAAGTATCTATAAGAACTTCACCATGCATATAATCAACAGTTCCAGCATTTCTCTTTACAATAGTTGGAGTTCCACCTTCAATATATGTAAAGAAGAATATACGACCTGTTTCACGATTAATAACTTCATCAGCCATGTAAACAGTTCCTACAACACCTTCAATTGTAAATCCAGTTGAGACCACGTTATATGAACTCTCTTGAGTATGGAACATGTTACCAAAACATACCTCATATTGAGCAAATTGACCTAAAACGGCTCTTAAATTACGACGAATCGTGACTAAAGTAATATTTGATGTAATTGATGAGTTTATACTATCGATAAGTGAAACAGATTTACTGTATTTAAATCTTCCACCAAATTTATTTACATCAATTGATTTAGAATACTGTGTTAAGGCTTTTGATATGCCAGTTTTTAAAGTTTCTGGTTGATCATTTAAACTTGGATTATAATATGCATTTACTTTTAATTCAACATAAAGATATTTTAAATCAACAAACTCTGGCACGATTCCAGCAACTGCATAACTCTTTAATCTTTGAACTAATTCTCTTTTTGTTTCATCTGAAAGAAAATCACCATTTCGAGGTTTTACTGAAATGAAAACTTTTCCAAAACGAGGCGGAGACATCTCTTCACCACCAAATGCTGTTACAGATTCAACATTTGGGTAGATGAATCCTAAAACTGACTCATAATCAGAAGAAGTAACTGCACGATATTGAGATGAATAAATTCGAGGAGCATAATATTTAATTGAAGAGATTGATTCAATTTCATCACCATCTCTTGACTTTTCATCAGTTGAAACGAGTGATATGAGATCAGAGTTAATTACTCCACCATCCTGATTTGTAATATTTCCTACAAAACTAAATTCTGAAGCCCCATTTCCCTCTTTTCCGTCTGTAGTTATATAAGTTACCTCAATCAAATTATTATTTGATAGTTTTTTACCAATTACATTGTCACCAAAAATTAGCTCATATCTTTCATCTTCAATTTCCTGTAATAGATATGAAGATGATGTTGAAGTAATTCCAATGATGTTATCAATTTGTTGATAATTTACAGAATTAGTAGATTCATTTGATGGTCTAACTTTAACTCTAATTGTTGATGTATCAATCGAAGAGTTATCAAGAATATATCTTTGATTGAACAAAGAAGTGTTTACGGTGAAAGATTGTGATACAAAACTTCCTTCAAATATCTCAATATTATCAAAAGATGCAAAACCGTTTAGAACTGGAACTGTAATGCTCTCTGGAATGCAAAATATGTAGTTTGTATTTGTTCCAGATCCATTACAAACTATACCAGAGTTTAAAGTTAATGTTGAAGTCTCTTCAAGACCATCTACAGTAAAAGATATTTTTGCTCTTGCAGATCGACGAGATCTTGGTACATAACCAATATTCCTAGCAAGCGAAACAACGTTTTCTCGAAGTGTAGCGGAGTCAAGAAAACACTCATTCGCTGCCATATTTGTATTATATGCAGTTGTATATGTATTATATGCTAATGCATCAATAATTACTGAAAGGTTAGAACCTTCAAAGTCATAATCAGTAAAATTAGTGTTTGCCCTCAGATAATCTCTGATGGAAGTTTTAATTTGATCAAAATCTAAATTTGTGTACTGACCGAAAGCCATTATACTCTAGCTGGAAAAAGGAGAACGTCTACTTCTTGTGTTGGTGTTGAAAGTCCAACAATATCATATTGAACCACACAGTTCACTTCATTTGTATCAGGTGCAACTGTAACAGTTACGTCTAAATTTGAGATTCTAGGTTCAAATTTAAGTAATGATGATTTAATTTCATCTTGAGCCAAGATATCACTATATGTAGTATTTAATTCAAATAACGATTCATTGATAATTGATCCAAAACGAGGTTCAAAAGGTTTTTCACCAAGAATTGTAAAAATTATATTCTTAACAGACCTTTTAATTGCATCTTCATCACGAATTGTCATCACATCATTCGTCACAGGATGACGTTTGAAGGATAAATTGATATCTTTGAATGCCCTAGAAGCCACTATTTACACAAAAAGTTTCCTGTTTTTATTTATACCGCTTTTTTTATC